GTCCAAAAAGCAGCTTAACTATGGGAATTAAATGGCAACGCTTTCTGGTTACATCACGGAAGTCCGTAGGCTGTTGCATGACGCTAACGGAAATTTCTACTCTGACTCTGAATTAACTGATTACATTAATTCAGCCAGGGAGCGCGTTGTCCGCGATACCGGTTGCCTCCGCACCATTCAAGTTACACAAACCCCACTTGCACCCGTAGCTTCAGCTACACAGCCCGTACCCTGGGCAGCTACTACAGCGGTCAATGTTGGCGAGTACATTTTTTCTAATATTTTTATTTACCAGGTTACAACCGCTGGAGTAACCGGTACTGAGCCGCCTAGCTATCCTGCGTATGGTGGTTTATATCCTCCAAGTACGCCATTTGCGAATGGCACAGCGCAGTTTACTTATGTCGGCAACGTCGAAAACATCAACTATGTAGCTTTGCCGCAAGGCATTAATACGCTCGACGTTCTTAACATCAATCTTTATTGGGGAAATAGCCGTGTTCCGCTGCAATACTTGCCGTGGACGCAATTCAATGCCCAGTTGCGCTACTGGCAAAACTACATTGGTCGGCCTGTAGCGTTTTCTATTTTTGGTCAATCCAAAATTTATCTTTCTCCAGTACCGGATCAAATCTACACCGTTGAGATTGATACCATCATCTTGCCTACGCCACTGACTACAGGCAATCAAACTGATGAGATTATTGATCCGTACACTAACCCTGTTGCTTTCTATGCGGCCTACAAAGCTAAGTACAAAGAGCAGAGCTATGGTGAAGCTGAGATATACAAACAGGAATATGTGAAACAAGTCCAGGCTGTCTTGTCGAGCGTGATGACTCGCAGACTGCCAGACCCTTATAGCACTCCCTTCTAATCATGGCGGCGGCTGAACAAAAGAAGTCGTACCAAGTCGTTAAGCAATTTCGTGGCGTAAACACGAAAGCGAACCGAACTGCCATCGACGAGAACGAATTTGCATGGCTAGAAAATGCCATGCCTATCGGTTACGCAAACATCAAGATTGTTCCCGCAGCAACAGACGCGAACGTAACGTTTGCCAATAATGTCATTACGTTATTGTCATGCAACATCAATAACAAAGACTTCATTCTTGGCTTTGAAGAAAACGGACGGGCTGAGTACGTTGACCTTGATGGCAACATAAAAGCCAACGTTGCGGTAGCTGGCACATTCTCAAATGCAAACGTAAGCCTAGCCCAATGGAAAGATGAGCGAATTCTTATCGCTGATTCCAATAAGGGCTTGTTTACTTGGGATGGAACAAATAACGTTTCTATTGGTTCTGTTGGATCAATAGGCATTGTTAATGGCGGTTCTGGTTTTACCAGCACTCCTGCCGTAATTATTTCTGCGCCTAATGAGACCGGCGGTGTTCAGGCAGAGGCAGAAGCCATCATTACAGCCAATGCCGTTTCCTCCATCATCCTGACGGAAGGTGGCACAGGTTATACGACTGCGCCCACGGTAACGATTGCTGGTGGTGGCGGCACAGGCGCAAATGCTGTTGCTGGAATTGTTACCTTTGCAACTGGCACAGTGTCGGTTGTGGTAACTAACGGCGGCACAGGATACACCAACGTTTCTAATACGGTAGTCACGATTTCTGGTGGCGGTGGCGCAAATGCTGTTGGTCAGGCCATTGTGTCTGGTGGTCAGATATTGCAGGTTGTCATGACCAATCCTGGTTCTGGCTACAGCAATGCTTCCAACATTACCGTGACAATTACTGGCGGTGGAGGCTCTAACGCAACAGCCAGAGCAATTATCAATAGCAACCCGCTTGTGGGTGTTCAGACGTTTTCTGGTCGTGCTTGGGTAGCGCAGGGCAGGACGGTGACTTACAGCGCAGCCGGAAGCTACAGTGACTTTACCAGTGTGTCTGCCGGTTCTCTGACGCTGACTGACAACACATTGCACAGCAATATTGTCCAGCTATTGTCCGCCAACAACTTCCTGTACATCTTTGGCGAAGACAGTATCAACGTGTTTTCGGATGTGCGCGTAACCAATACCGGCACAACCATATTCACAAATACCAACGTGTCTGCTTCTGTTGGTACGCGCTTGCCTTATGCAATCTTCCCGTACTTCCGTTCCGTGTTGTTCATGAACGAGTATGGCGTTTATGCGCTGGTAGGCTCGACAACTTCCAAGCTGTCGGATGCGCTGGATGGCATTTTTGAGAATATTGATTTCACTACCGCCAAGGTTACGGCTGGTCAGGTATTGCTAAACAACATTCTTTGCGCGGCCTTTAATATCCGCTACAACGATAACGGCACGTTCCGCTATCTTCAGGCGGTGTTCTTTGAGCGTAAGTGGTTTTTTACTAGCCAGGGTAACGCTCTCAAGCTATTAAGTTCTGTTCCAGTGGTTGGTAAAATTAAACTTTATGCAACTGATGGATCTGATTTAAAGCTGTTTTATGACAATGCAACTGCCAATATCAATAGTGAGATTAGTAGTGCTTTGTGGTCTATGGGCGATCCTATTAGGACAAAACAGGCGCTCAAGATTGGTATTGAAGCAACGAACAAAAATGGTGTTGTTTCATTAAGCGCAACTGTCGATAATGAGAATCGTGAGAGTCCGCCTTACACTTTGACTTCTACGATTGAGTGGCAGAACAATAGTCTTCAAACGGTAGGGTGGTCTAATTCTTCTGGCGTTGTTATTGGTTGGGGAACGACTGGTTATAGTTTGTACAAAACCGACGCGCAGCAATGGGGCAAGTATCTTGGCATAACTATTAATTCAAATTCACCTAATTTTGTAATTAATGGTTTGGAAGTCGAGCATGAATTAAGGGTGAGGTTCTAATGGCAAAGCCAATATCAGCCGTTCCTAACGTATTTCAGAACGCAACATCAACCATCCCGTTATCTCAGCTTGATGCTGACTTTACGTCGTTGGTTAATTCAATTAATGATTTGGCAAATGCTAATAACTTTGCCATTGATATTGGTACTGCAAATGCTGTTGTTTTAAATTTTCCGTCCGGCATTACGACTTCGACCCTGACAACAGGATTGTCGCTGGAGTTTCAGTCTGCCAATGACAACACGGGTGCAACAACGTTATTGCTCCAAGTAAATGGCTCCAACATTAGTACCGCCAAGAACATTGTTAGTGAAGATGGCAGCGCACTAACTGGTGCTGAGTTACGCGCTAATGGCATTTACTCTGTCATTTACAACGGAACAAGTTGGGTTTTGGCGGGTGGTGGCGGTGGTGGTGGTGCAGAAGCGGGTGGTGTTATTTATGAAAACAACACGACCATAAATGCAAACTACACAATCACTAACGGCAAAAACGGCATGAGTGTCGGAGCAATTACGATTGCAAGCGGTGTATCTGTAACCATTCCTACGGGTAGCCGTTGGGTAATTTTGTAAGGAAAAAATATGTCAACTCTTACTGCTGGAAACGTTACGGTTAGTTGTTCGCTATCTGCCGACACAAGCGGCAATTTAGTATTTCAGTCAGGCGGTAATGTAACCGCGTTGACGATTGATTCCTCGCAGAACGTGGGGATTGGTACGAGTTCGCCAGCTGTAAAACTAGATGTTGTAGGCGCTTCAGGAATTCGAGTTAGATACGATACATCCGGAAGTGCTTTTGTCTTCTCACAGCCTGTTGCAAGTGGAGGGGATGGTTATATTGTCAACCAAGCAAATAGTAATATTATCTTTGGTACAAATAACACCGAACGCGCCCGTATCACCTCCGGCGGGTACTTTAAGGCGAGTGATAATGGCGTATACAACAATGCAACAGCGTCTTATCATGAATTTAGAAACACAGCCAATAGCCATACGGTTTACATAAAAGCCGCCAGTGCTTCACAAGCCGTTGCGTCTTTGCTTATTGATGCTGATAGGAACACCACCAACGGTACATTTTTTGCAATTGAGTATTACAACAGTGGTGCAGCCGCTTCCAAATTTCGTGTAGCTGATTCTGGAAACGTCACCAATACCAACGGTTCTTATGGCACGATTTCTGATGCCAAGATGAAGACTGATATTGTGGACGCTGGTTCGCAGTGGGATGACATCAAGGCTATTCGGTTCCGCAAGTTTAAGATGGTAGATGACCCTGAACAGATTGTTCAGTTGGGTGTTGTTGCTCAGGAAATCGAGCTGACTTCCCCAGGATTGGTTGAAGAACACGCAGACAAAGATGCTGAAGGTAACGACCTTGGCACAACTACTAAGTCGGTCAAAACGTCTGTGATGTTGGTGAAAGCGGCTGTTGCCCTACAAGAAGCAATGAACCGTATTGAACAACTGGAAGCAAAAGTCGCCGCATTGGAGGCAGCATGAGCGTAATTATTGATGGTACTGCTGGCGTAACGTTTAACGACGCAAGCATACAGAATACTGCTGCTACTGGATTTGGCTTTAAGAACCGCATCATTAACGGTGCGATGGTGATCGACCAGCGGAATGCTGGAGCGAGTGGTACTGCTGGTGCATATACAGTTGATCGGTGGTTTTATGAACCATCCCAAGCAACCAAAGGAACATGGCAACAAAATGCTGGTTCGGTTACACCACCAACAGGATTCAGTAATTATTTAGGTTTTACTTCTAGTTCAGCCTATTCTTTATTGTCAGGGGATTACTTTAACTTTCAGCAAAAAATTGAGGGGTTTAACTTTGCTGATATGGCTTGGGGTACAGCAAACGCCCAATCAGTAACGCTCTCATTTTGGGTGCGTAGTTCTTTAACCGGAACTTTTGGTGGAACGTTACGAAATAGTGATACTAACTATTCGTATCCGTTTAGCTACGCAATCAACTCAGCTAATACGTGGGAGCAGAAGACGATAACTATTGCTGGTCCAACAGCAGGAACTTGGGTTGGTGCAACTAACGGCTTAGGGGTTTTGGTTGCATTTAGCCTTGGAACTGGAACGACATATAGCGGAACTGCTGGCGCATGGGCTGCTTCTAATTTATTGTCAGCCACAGGCGCGACCAGCGTAGTCGGAACCAACGGCGCAACCTTCTACATCACAGGCGTACAACTAGAAAAAGGCAGCACAGCCACCAGCTTTGACTACAGGCCGTATGGTACGGAGTTGATGTTGTGCCAGCGGTATTATTCTAGGCAAGGCATTTTTGGACGAGGCAATATTTCCGCTCATGTGACTGTGCCAATTAATGTAAACATGAGAACAACTCCATCAGTTACGACAATTTCAACATTCACAGCAGATGGTGCAGCTTATACAGTTTATACAGATGCGATAGCTACCAATAACTTTGATGTAAAAATAACTTGGACTGGTGGCGGCTCTACATCAGCATATTCAGCAGAATTTGGAGCGGCGGCAGAATTA